TGCAAGTTGGCGTTAATGGCGTGATGCACCAGGTAATGAAAGGCGTTGAAGCCAAGGTGCCTGCAGGCGTATACGATGTACTGCAAAACGCTATCGAAACCAAATACACCACAGTGACAGACCCCGCAACAAAAATGAAGTCACTGAAAGAAACCAAGTCGAAGCGCTGGCCGTTCCAGGTTGTTGAAAAGCACTTTGAATAAGGCGGTGTAAGATGACTTTTTTAGAGTTGTGTAAGCGAGTGCATGAACAGTCGGGTATCTCTGGCAAGGGCCCAACGACAACCAGCGGCCAAAGCGGTGTATTGGCCAAACTTGTGTCGTGGGTAATTGATGCAGATATGGACATTCAGGCGCTAAAGAATGAATGGCAGTTTCTATGGCGTCGAGCAAACGCAACTCTAACGGCTGGTCAGCAGGTTTACAGTGGTGCAGCACTTAACATCACTAACCTAAATGTGATTGATAGCGTGTTCGTCGATAACGAGCAGGTCATTAGTGTGCCTTGGCAAGATTGGCTAGGCGACTTTGACCAACGCAATCAGGATCTTGGCTGGCCTCGCATCTTATCAGTTGACCCAACCGGTAACATTTACCTTTACCCCGTACCTGAATCGGATATGGCGATAAAAGTGAATTACTACACCGAGCCCACCGCGCTAAGTAATGACAGCGATGTAAGCCTTATTCCTGCTAAATACCATGACTGTATTGTGCAGAAAGCATTGATGTATTACGCGACGTTTGAAGAAGATATGCAACTCTATCAAATGGCAAGCGCGCGCTACGAAACGCGACTAACAGATCTCTGTAACTCGCAACTACCCATCATGGGGTTCGATATTAGAGGGTTAATCTAATGTCATTTACTCCCGCGCAAATTGACCTCAGAGGCGGCTTGAACCTGGCTGATGCCGATTCAAAGCTGAGCCCTGGGGAATGTAAGGAGCTAGTCAATTATGAAATCAATACTATTGGTCGCTATCAGCGTGTTACTGGTTTTGAGCGATATGATGGTCAACTTTCACCAGCAGATACGCGCATCGTGGATCTGCCTGGCTACCCATTCGAGACAGATGAAGCAGCATTGGCGGCGCTCGATGTGGAAGTTGAAGCCAGACGAGCAGCTATATTACAAGTACCAGGAAGCGGCAAGGTCCTGGGCGTGTTCACGTTCGCGGGAATTGTCTATGCAATGCGAAACGATGTTAGCGGCAATGCTGCCAACCTCTATCGTTCGAGCGGTGCTGGCTGGCAGTTGGTTACTACACCAGCGTTATTGCCTGATGGTCAGCTTATTGTCAAACCCGCAAACTTTACCGGCAGCACGGCAACACTTGAAGTTATCGGTGTTGATGGTAAAAATCCGGCTTTCAGATTTGACGGCACGACTTACACGCAAATTATTGGTCCTATTACACCCGATGCGCCGACAAACCTAGAGATATTACCGTCACAGGTATTGCTGTTGTCGTATGGCGGCGGCTCATTTGTGTTTAGTAAGATAGGCGATCCAACGTCGTTTAGTCCTGTCGAGGGCGGCGGCGAAATTGCGGTATCTGATGACATAACCGAAATGCAAGTGCAGGCCGATAGTACGTGTGTGATTGGTTGTAAGAACCGCACTTACATGCTGTACGGTACAAGTAGCGCCGACTTTCAGCTAAAAAGCCTAAGCACTAAAGTGGGTATGCGTAAACGGACCGCGCAAAACCTGAGTGAACTAATGTTCCTGGATGACCGAGGCTTGACAATGTTAAGCCGTGTTCAGCAGTTTGGTGACTTTGCTCAATCAGCTATTAGCCAAAAGGTGCAACCGCTTATTGACCAGTACGCTGGCCGCGAAGTGTGTAGCGCTACGGTTAAGACTAAAAACCAATACCGCTTATTCTTTGAAGATGGTTCGGCGCTATTTTCAACGTTCGACGCAAACGGCGCGCCTCAATTTAGCCAGGTTAACTATGGTGTGCCAATTGTGTGCGCGTATACCTCAGAAAACGAAAGCGGTATTGAGTCAGTTTATGCAGGCTCAAGTGATGGCTACGTGTATCACCTGGACAAAGGCTTTAGCTTTGATGGCTTGGAATACGAAAGCTATTTGCTCACCGGCTTCATGAGCTTTGACAGTCCTGAAACGAAAAAGAAATGGCATAAACTCGTTGTTGAATGTGACAGCGTGACCGAAGTATTACTGAACGCCATCGCATACCTGGACTATATGGACCCAGATATGCCAGATGACGAACTGTTAATTGGTGCAGGCTCTAAGTGGGATCTATCCGAATGGGATGATGCTGTTTGGGGCGGTAGCTCTATCAGTTGGGCCGATATGTACATTGCTGGCGTGAGTCGCACAATAGCGCTTTACCTCAGTAACACATCAAGCAAGATGCCGCCGCACATTATCTCAACGCTATTTCTCCATTCAAAACCGCTCAGCCGCAGACGATAAGGTTAATCAATGACAGCATTAACGCACTGGCAAGACAACTCACCATTTGTAATGCGAACAACCATTCGCGCGCAGCCAATGAATACGAAGATGGGCGGGATCTCGGCAAACCTGCAAGAGATCACCGCTAAGATTAACGGCTTTGTGATTAAGCTACCGGAAAACTTCACCGGCAATACAGAAATCGCTGAACAGGATTACGCGAACAAGCTGATTTACATTAACAAGGACGGCGATGTTGATCTGCTAGATAAGAACATCTTGATTGGCCAGGCACAGAACGACATTACCATTGTTGATGAAACGGCAAATGCACTGGCAATTAACGCTGATAATCATGGACAGTTCTTCACCATGAGCTATGTCATGCCTGATAACCCAACGGATGCAGAAAGTAAAATCATTGTCTCGGTTGGCAGTGGCTTGCGCACGGTTGACGGTGATTTAACCGCGATACCTGGCTCAATGGTTTATTTTACTAACAACTCAGATGCAGAGTTATGGCTAGTGCCTGATGAAAACCTAGGCATTACGATTGATAGCCCAGGCTTATTGCGCGCCTATGGCAAGCATTCAACTATCGCGCTATTGGCTATCAGTAACACGCACTGGCTGTTGATGGGTGATGTTTATGTTAGCGACGTTGATGTAACGGGGTAACTATGGCCTCACAAGCGCAAACGTTACTTGCTGTCATAGCTGGCTCGACAAGGCGAAAGGTTGAGTATTGGGTTACAGGGGTTTTGAGGAGTACCTTGTATAGCGTTCCACAATCAGAAAGTGAAACGACGCAGTTAAGTTCTATTTTAAAGAACATGAGGGATTTTAATTACAATGATGGCCCATCCAGGGCTAGCGCTTCACTTGCTGGCTTCGAGCTTAGAAGTATCGTAATAACAAGGTCTGTTGTAGAGAGTGAAAAAACAGGGGTGTTCAGCGCATTATCAACGTTCAGCCTCGAAACACCGAGCTATGAAATAGAAATAGATAGCGATGATGCTGAGAGCTCCAACGCTTTTTGTCGGTTATCTACCTTTAGTGTTGTCACAGTAAAAATAACATCTTCTCAGGTTGAGCCTGAAAAATCCAATGCAATAGCAACACTTAGTAGCTTTTCTATAACATAAGAGAGTATGCAAATGATAAAACAAAGTGCGAGTTTAAAAGGATCTTTTGAGATATTCCTTGTTCGCGACGGTGTTAAAGTGCAAGCACTTCCACCGCAAGAAAACATATTATTAAATAGCTATTTTCAGTCAACGGTTAGCTCGTTTACACTACATGTCGGAACAGGCTCTGCCACTCCACAGTATACCGACACATCACTGAGTAACCCGCTAGCGCAAACAGCAACCACTGACGCAGAACTTGAAGAAGCTACTTACGAACAAGACGGATCAATATTGCGCACATCTCAAACGCTTGGTTTCAAATGGGCTCTTGGGGCGGTTGTTGGTAACTTGTCAGAGATTGGTTTGGGTGAAAGTAGCTCAACAACATCAATGGTAACTAAGGCGCTAATAAAAGACTCTGGTGGAAATCCTACTACTGTAACAGTAACGGCGGCAGATGAATTGCACGTTGCTTACACATTGACGATGGAAAGGGACTTATCTGTTATCGATTCCGGCACTGTGAATGTTAAGGGTGTAAATATTGGGTACACGTTTAAACCTACTCTTTCGTCTATAGCAAGTTCATGCCCATCACCTTATAGCGGGTTAGGTTACGCGAACCAAAACAATCTGATTTATGTACTCCCTGGTTTTTTAGGCGTTGGTGCGACAGTGAATATAAACCCAAGCGATTACACTGTTACAGGAGATTACACTCCAGCATCCGGGTATTTCACGGCTAAATCAGGAGCAGCGATATCTAATCCGTCAGCGGGAGTATTAAGGCGTTCAATTGAGTGGGTAGTGCCAACAAACCAAGGGAATTTGAATAACATAAAATATTTGGTTTTTTCTAGCCAATATAACTACATACTTCCAAGTGTGACTAACGGCGTTATAGAGTTTGACACGCCTTTTAATAAAACAGCAGCAGACATTCTTACTTTTAAAATTGAAGTTGATTACACAAGAGGCTAAACATGATCCCTGTTACTGGATGGTCTGAAAATAAGGATAAGTTCCCTGAAGCCACCTACGGGTTAAACAAGCCTATTTATTCATCAGTAAACAAATTCTTTATCACATTAGGGCCAAACAGTTTATTTGCAAGCTTAGGCGTACTCAACACTGCTTTTTGGATATTTGAGGTTGTATCTGGTGTAGTTTACGCAGCCAAATACAATAATGATGGGTACTTTGAGCCTGCGGTAAGCCTATTTAATTCTGGCGACGTTGATAGTATGTCTGCAACTTTTGACCAACTGGGCAATCCGCTGGTTTTTTATTGTAAAAGCAATGAGCTTAAATTGTGGTGGTTTGATTCATCAATATCGCAAACAGTAATTAGCTCATTTGGTGCCGGTAGCAGCCCATTTGCGACATTTGATATTAGGTATAATGTATCTAACCCTGATTCTGACGCTATTCTGTTTTATCTAAAAGGTGCTGCTATTTATTATAGACAGCAAAGAGATCGCTATGCAGTAGAATATCAAGCGCCAGATGAAGGTATATTCATAGACAAAATAACCCAGGCTGATATGTCAGAAGATTACCGAATGCAAGTTGTTTACCGCTACAAAGACACAGGTTACAAGCCGCCAGATCCTATCCCGCCAATCGTGGTACCACAAACAGGTTACTGGAAATACAGGTTGACCGGCTACGGCAGCCGTATTTCTATTGAACATAACTTCTGGTTCGACACTAAAGACGATTTAACCGTTAGCTTTATCATTGATGAAGTTGAACTCGACAAGCCTGATATTGCGATATTTAGCCAGTGCTTTGCGACTCACTTTGTTGAGCAAGGTTCTAGCCAGGGACGTTATGGCGCGCAGTTACTTGCAACCGTTGGCGGCGCTAATCACGACGTACTGACGTTAATTGTTGGCGGCTATAAGTCTGTATTGCCAATGCCGGTAAAATTGCAGCCTGGAAGTTGGACCTTTGTAATGGCTGATGGTTTGCTTGCTATTTCGTTTGAATCGATTGATGGCGCTAACACTGCAGAACTGGACAATTTAACCTACGCAATAGGTAAGAGTCTCGAAACGGCCTATGTGCTTACTTTTGGTGGTGATGGCAGCATAGCCCCTAAAACAAGCTTTAGAGGCATTATGCGAGAAATGAGGGCATCATCTATGGGGCGTGAGATTTACTGCCCTGCTGATGATAATAGCGTGATTGGTGGTGAATATTTGCCAGTATACAATGCTGACAGAACGGTAAAGTTATACAACGCGCGTATACGCAATAATTACCGTCGTGATAACTGGATATTCCAGCCCACGTAACAGATATTGCAATTTGCCTTAAAACGTTTATTATTTCTACATAGTAGGCGTTTTACCTTTTCTTGCTTCACTCCTCGCACAAATCACTTAACTGACAACTTTCAAACTCTAATTAGGAGTTTATTTACCATGCAACAAATTACCCCTGTTCAAAGCGCTGCTTTGGATACGCCTTTGCCTGCGCCGCAGAAATCTACCAACAAGACGGTTTACCCTGTTAGTGCAACTGGCAGTGATGCGCAGCTAGGTTTGTTAAGTAAAACGACCAATAGCAAGGATGGCTTGAATAATCAGTATGCAGGGCAGCAAGCGACGTATAATGGCAATGCGGATCAGCCTGGCTTTGGTTTTAATGGCACAAGCAACGGAACCAGTAGCGGCACAACTGATGCACAAGCTAAAGCGCCGCAGCAAGTATCACAACCGCAACCTGGTCAAATGCCGCCTAAGCCTGGCACTGTCACGAACGGCAATGAGAATAGCGCGACTGTGCCGCCAGGTGGCAACCCTAGTAACCCTGGCAACCCTAACGCTCAATACATGGTACCAACTCAGCCGGTAGCGGGTGTTGACTTTCAAGGTAATGATTACGTCAGTGATGGTTACACCGGTGTGCAAGGTGATAGTAATTATTCTTATGACCCTAACGATAAGTCACTGGTACAAAATCAACTTACTGGTTTGCTGGACCCTAACAGCGACATAATGAAAAAGGCGATCGCTAGCGCCCAGGCTTATAGTGCTGCTCGCGGCCTACAATCAAGTTCTATCGGTAACGAGGCTGCATTATCATCGATGATTGATAAGGCGTTACCTATCGCACAGCAAGACGCGACAACCTACAACCAGGCGCAAACGCTAGGATGGAATAACAACTTCACTAGCGACCAATCGAATTTAACGCGCGAACATGATGCGTCTATGTCTGATAAGCAAGCTGATATTAACAACCAGGTCCAAAACAATCAGATGGAATGGCAGAGTGACGAGAAAGTTGCAGATCGCCAATTCCAAACGCAGCTTGCAGATCTCCAATACAAGCAGCAGCTTGGCACGTTGGATAAGCAGCAAGAGTTACAACTTGTTCAAATGGAAAAAACCGCCAGCATCCAGACTGAGCGCGACGCCATTCTAAACAAGTACCAGGTTGAGCTTAATAACCTGCAGAACGACCAGCGTTGGCAAGAACTTACCGCGCAGATAGATTCACAGTTTGAGTTGCGCAAGATGGAATTAAGCCATGACATGCAAACTCAATACGGTAATTCTATTGGTGATGCGACGAACGCCGCGCTTAATGCCATTGGTTTAGCGATGAACAACCCAAGCATGACCAAAGAACAGCAATCAGCAGCAGTAAGTGAGATTATGAACTCGCTCAACATGCAGACCAATATGCTTGGTATTTTGTATGGTGCCATCCCTGCGCCGGTACCAGGAACGGCAACGGGTACAAATACAGATCCAGCGACAGGCATTAGTAACCCTAATGTGCCGCAAATCCCATACACATCAACAACCGCACCAGGCACAAGCGTTGGTGCAAGTGGCGGGACCAGCACAAATAACGGCGGTAGCACTGACGCCAAAGGCCAAAGCCCATACAACCCTTACCCTAATCAGCAACCGTAGAGTGTTATTTCATGATTAGAGCGGCAACACATAATGACTTAGCGGCAATGCTTGTGATAGGTCGCAACACGCTTAGCAATTCACCGAGCTATCCGGTCGAGATTGATGATTTCAAGGCCAGTTATACAGCAAGGCGTTGCATATCAGATCGCAGTATGTGTGCATTCGTTGCAGAGATTGACGGTAACGTTGTTGGTTTTATCTTAGGTATGCAAGAGGAACACTTCTTTAGTCGTGATTGCTATGCAACTGACTTAGTGTTTTGCGTAGAGCCTGAACATGCGGATCAAGCGGTTTGGTTGTTAAGGCGTTTTATTCGTTGGGCTAAATCATTCCCAAAAGTAAAAAGCATTATGTTGGGTATTAGTTCTGGTATGGACCTTAACGGGCGGCTAGGCGAGTTATATCAGCGCCATGGGCTTGAACAAGCCGGTGGTTTGTTTGTGAAGATTATTGGTGACGGGGTATAGATATGAGTGCAGTTGGCAAAGCGTTTAAAAAAGTGCGTAATTTTGCGCACAAACTGGCGGGAACGGTTGATCCTGTATTTAAGTGGGTCCACGAAAAAACCAAGAAGATCCGTGAAAAGATTGAGTCTAGCCCAGTATTTAAAGTGGTTGCAGCCGCAGTGCTTATCTATTTTGGAGGTGCAGCACTGATCTCGATGGGATCGGGAGGCACGGCAGCGGCCGGTATGAGTTCAGCATGGGGCGGTGTCACTGGTGCAGGTTCAGCGATTGCCAGTGGTAACTTTGCAGCAGCAGGTTCTTCTATTGCCGGAGGTTGGACAGGTGCAGCGGCAGGCGCAACGGCAGCTGGAGCAACAGCAGCTACTTCTGCGGCTACTTCTGCAGCCACAACGGGCGCGACTACAGCAGCAACGACAGCGGGTACCGCAGCGACTACTGCAGGGACAGCAGCCACTACAGCGGCAGAAATTGGCGGCGGTGTTTGGGGCGCGGGTAATGGCGTCGCACTATCAGAAGCAGCAGGCTTAGGTGCTGCAGAGCTTGGTGCGGCGGGTGCGGGTTCTATGGCCGGTGTCACAACTGCAGCAGCGCCAGCGGCAGCAACCGCAGCAGGCGCAACCGCAGCAGGCGCAACCGCAGCGGGAGGCATGACCGCAGCAGAGGGTTTACTTTACAGTGCAGGGATCCAGGCTGGTACGTCAGTCATTGGTAATGTAATGCAAGGCAAAGCTGCAGAAAAGGCCGAAGAAGAAGCGCGCAAGCGTATGACTTATTGGGGTGTTGATGGTGAGGGCGAGGGCGAACCGCTCAATGTCGGTGGATTGCTTAACAAAATACAGTTAGCACCTATGTCTAGTGTCACTCCTTATGGCTCGCAAGTTAGCCAGCCGACAACCCTAGATCAACTAGCTAAAACGGTGGGCTAAGCAATGGACGAAGAATTAAAACAACCGCAACCGGACCAGGGCGGCGAAGAACTGACAGCACAGGACGAAGCGGAATTATCGCAAGCGTTAGATTTGTCACTGCAAGTTATCCATGGCGAGGGTAAAACCGGTGATGAAATTGCTAAACTGGTGCTGCAAACTGAAAATGTGGCTGATGGCATCGGCGGCGCAATTGCTACCGTTCTGCTAATCGTGTCAAAGAAAATGCAGTTTAGTGATGACATTAAGCTGATTTTGGCACAAGAGATCTTCATGGAACTAACCCAATCAGCCGTTGACGCAGGTGCACTATCAGAAGATGAAATAAACGACGACTTCATTGATAGAACATTGAGCAAAGCCTACACCAATTACTTGTCAGCCAAGGAAAGCATGGGCGAGCTTGACCCTAACGAGCTAAAGCTTTCAGTTGAACAAGCTGAACAAGAGGGTGAAGAACTCGGCATTATCAAGAAGCCAACAAAGCAGCAGCCGCAGCAAGCGCCTAACCAGGCACAAGGCTTACTATCTCGTATTGGGGGTTCCTAATGTCACTATTAGCCGGTTTAGGTAAAGGCTTAGTTGAAGCTGGTCAAGCCGTTGGCAGAAACATGAATGCTTACTCGCAAATGCTGAGCGATGAAGAACGCGAACGTATGCGCCAGGCTAGCATGGAAAAGCGTTGGGCCATTGAAGATTCTCGATACAATGCTCGTGTTGAAAAGGAAGATCAGCGCTATAAAGACGGGCAGGCCAAGGATGACGAGCGCTACCAAGACACGACTAAACGCTATGAAGCGGCTACTCGAAGTCAAACTGATGCTAACGCGCGCGCGGGTGAACGTGACGCTGTTAATGCGTTATCGTCAGGTATTGAGCGACTAGATAAGATCCGTGCTGATAAAGAAGCGCAGATCAAGGAAATGTTTGTTGACCCAATGTCCAAGATGGTAACGGACCAAGAGGGTTATCGGGCGGCAATGGCTGAACTACGCAGCATGTACACAACTAGCGCAGCACAATTAGTGCAGCGTTCAGGCCTGGATGAAAGCCTAGTAAATAAATACGGGTTCTCCACCTACCTACCAAGCAAGCAAGAAGCGCCAGCCCCAACAGCGCCAGCAGCCATCACCGCAGAGCCAACAACACAAATGCCTGACATTAGCAGCTTTGTTAATAAGATCCGTGGCGGCGGTGAGCAAAAGCCTGCAGCGACAGATGCGAACTACAACCAGTTAACAGGCAAAGATGCAGCACTTGAATACCTGCTAAATGACCGAGGACAAACCAATAAGCCAGTTGGCTTGCTCAGTCCTGAACAAATAAAGCGCCAAGAACAGTTAAAGCAAAGCGGTATTCAATCTGCTTACGGTGCAGCAGCGTTACCCACTTACTAGTTTCTCCCAAGGCAATGTTTGCCCGTCCATGTGACGGGCTTTTTTTTGGAGTTTTTAAATGTCTCTAATCGATTTCGACCCAAGCAAGTACGCCACAGGCGCAGCCAAAACAGCACCAACACAAGAACAAGGTCGCTTTGGCGATGTGGTAGATAGCGTTCAAGCGGGTGCGGCTTCTGGCCTGGGTGGTATTTTTGATTTCTTTGGCGCATCGAGCATGGCTAAGTCGTTTTACGGCCTGGCTGATGACCAGTACCAACAAATGTCGCAAGGTGGCCAGGATGCCATGAGCAAGAGCATTTTTACCAATGACGAAAACGGTGATATTGCATTAGGTGAGGGCGCAACGGATTTAGATACCTGGTTACTTGGTATGGCGAACGTTGCCGGTCAGTTTATCCCGACAGCTATTC